TGTAGGACAAAATAGTACAAACTACCCTGCTGGAGATGATCATGTGGCCTGGGCCTGGAATGCTGGAGAAGCAACCACCACGATTGCTGCTGGTAGTTTAAATAGCTCGGCGTATGACCAGAGTCAGACGTGGAGTAATTCGCTTTCTGCAACGTTTAGAAGCACCGAGCCTGCTACCAATGCATTTGACGGTGACACCAGTACGATTGCCGGTAGCGCTGGATCAATCACCTATACGTCACCTGTAGCGGTTGCGTCTAGCTCGACTATCAGGGTGTTTGTTCACGGTGGTGATCACAATGTTTCTGTAAATAGCGGTGCTAATCAAACCGTCGCTGCTGGATCGTTTGTGACGGTCAACTTTACCAATCCAACTAACAATACTTTTACGATCACATTTGATCGAGTGGCAGGTAGCGCTGACTCGGGAGTCCGAGCCATCGAAATTGGAGGGAAGCTGCTTGTTGATAATGGTGTCAGCGTTAGCAACGTCCCAAGCATCGCTTCAACAGTCAGAAGCTCCCCAGAAAGTGGGTTCTCGATTGTGTCATATCAAGGTACAGGATCGGCTGCTGAAATCGCGCACGGATTAAATAGCCCTCCTGATTTTATTGTGTGCAAGGATCGAGACTCATCGTCAGGTTGGTGGGCTACTTATATTTCTTCTCAGGGTGCCACAAAAGGTTCTTATTTAAATGCTGGAAATCAAGCATTCGATGCTTTTACTTTTTGGAATAATACGACACCAACAAGTAGTGTATTTAGCATCGGTGCTAATGCAAACACAAACGCTAGTGGAGACAACTTTATAGCGTACTGCTTTAGTAATGTTGAAGGCTATTGCAAAATAGGCCAGCATACAAATGGAGCTTCTGGCAACCAAGCATTTATTTACACCGGTTTTCGTCCTGCTTGGATTCTTGGTAGGCCAATTACTGCTGATTGGTGGACACTGTACGATAGCAAAAGAGATCCTGATAACCCACTAACTCAAAAGTTGTGGCCGAACGTAGCAGATGCTGAAGCCCCACAAAATGGATTCGACTTCTTATCCAACGGATTTAAATGTATTGCTGCTGACAATAACTTTTTTGCATCATCCGCTAATGCAACTTGGATATACATCGCCTTCGCGGAATCGCCATTTAAATATGCGCGAGCTCGTTAATTAGTTTCAATTTTTATCTCGCTAAACTAGGTTGTAAAGAATTAGATTATGGCTCTTCTATATTCCTTTCAGAATAGGGAACCTGCGCCGTTGCCCGAGCGGATCCGTCTGGAAGATGGTATGACCGTGCGCCCTCCTCTTTCTGTAGAGGTATTGGGAGAGCTGGGTTATGCGGGACCAATTGCTGTTCCCAGTTTTGATGCCGAAACCCAAGTCCGCGTCTGGGACACCAACGACATGGTGTATCGAGTGCAGCAACTCGCACCACAGGAACTCGAAGCACGCGCTTTGAAAAAGCAGGCTGCAGCAGCAAACCCCCGCCAGTTTTATAACGGCCTGATTTCAGGCGATGCATATCAAGAAATTCGCAGCCAAGCAACCGAAAGTCTTGCGCTGACTGTTGCATGCACCGAGTTCATCGCTGCGATGTCGGATGCCAAGGCCGGGGAACCAAATTTCCCTGCTATCCAGGCATGTATCGACAATATTCTCGATGCCTCATCGCTTGAAGACGAGCACCTGCAGGAAATTTACCTGCACGCAAACGCTGCTGGTCTGTGGGGTCTGATCTCGCTTGGTGATTTTGAACCCGAGATTCCTGAGCCCGCACCAGAGCCAGAACCAGCTCCTGCACCTGAACCAACTCCAGAGCCAGTGGTGATCACCCCTGAGTCTGAGGAAGAAGAAGAAGAAGGCGCAGATAGCATCGTCTTTAGTGGGGGCACAACATCAGCCGGGATTACATCAGGATCCTTCCTTTCAGGCACCCAGATCTTTGGATCTGCTGGCGAAGATGTAGTGACGTTCGACGATCCGCTGGCTTAACCCAGCGCCAAAGCCAATCCCAGGGATGCTCCACCTCCGCCACTTGCGGCAGCCCAACTGAGTGTCCCTGAGCCATCAGAAGTCAAAGTTCCTGCAGCATCAGTTGCGGGCAAAGTCCAGGTGACGTTTGAGCCAACAGTTGCCGGTGCGCGAAACGCAACATAATTAGAACTGTCAGCGTCCATAAACTTCAACGGAGCTTGGGCAGATAGCTCAATATCGCTTGTGAAGGAAGGTGATGCGAGGTTTGCGTAAGTACCAGATAGACCACTACTGGTGACAAAGCCCTGACTAGTCACATATGACTGTGTAGCCAGATTATCGATACTGATCGTTTGAGTGCTGGTCGTGATCGCATCGACCTTGACTGTTCCGTATGCCATCAGAAATTACTCACTGTCCATGTGGAGTTTGCAGGTACTTCTACTGTGTATCCGTTGGCAATCTCCACATCACCAATAGATAACCCATTGTATCCATTTGTGAGATTGACATTTGAATCTATAACTTGTTTGGCTTGGAGGATTGGACCTGATATTCCACCTCCGCCACCAGCGCCAATTTCTACAACTGATGCAACACCACTCGCTTCTTTGCGTGTATAGAGTTTGCCATCAGTTGTATTAACTGCGAGCTCTCCAAGACTGAGTTGTGAGGTTGTAGGTACTTTGCCTCCAACAGAACTACGCTTTACGCGAATGGTGTTAGCCATAGATCAAAAAACACCCCCATCAAGAGTTACATTGTCGATCGTGTTGTTAGCACCAGTGATTGCAACGTTAGACATAACTCGAGATGCATTTAGCACTTGAGTATTGGCAATCATGAACGTGCCACTGTTCGTGATATTGATCGCTTGATTAAAAGTCCAAGCGTTTGTTGCGCTGTACCAAGCGATTTCCTTCGCAGTGGATCCAGCCAAGGTCAAGCCACCACCGTTAGCAGTGACATCTGTTGGTGTAGATGTATCACCAAGAAGGAGGTTTTTATCCTCCACACGAACTTCGGTCGTCGACAGAGTTGTCAACGTCCCGTTCACGGTCAAATCACCGGTCACGACTAGGTCGTTTCCAATGGTCACGTCATCCGGTAGACCAACAGTGATCGTGGTTCCGGTGTTGCTGACATCTACTTCATTGGCAGTGCCCTGAACGGTCATTGACCCGCCCAGATTCATCGTTGCGCCATTAACCGTGACGCTGCTGTTAGTAAGCGAGCTGTTGGGGATACTGGCTAGTGCAACTACACCAGTGGTGGTGTTGTAGGTGACACCAGATCCAGTGGTAGCGCTAAGGGCTGCTCTGCTACGGGTATCTGTGTAATACAGATTGTTGGCACCCTCGCCAATATCATCAGTGTCAATACCAACTATGGTTGCGGCACTGAATGTCAGCGTGCCGGTGAAGATTTTGTCTCCGTTGATGGTCTGGTTGCCAGACAGGGTTGCATAGGCACCAGCGCCTGCAATCGCGACCACACTTGTGGCTACACCAGATCCGTTATCGCCGTAGCCGTAATAAAGAGTGTTATCAGCAGCTACTTCGTTGTATGCCAACTCACCCGAGGCGAGCGAAGTTGGACTTCCAGATGCACCATTACTAGCGCGACGCTTAATTTTGAAAGTTACGGCCATTTAAAAGGCACCTCCATGCAGGGTTAGATCGTCATCCAGAACGTTTGTAGGGCTAAACACAGACCCATTCCATTCCAGAACTTTTCCTTGGTCCCCTGATGTCAGGGCATCAATTGCAGCGGTGTCCATAAATGAACTACCGGCAAAAGAAGGGCCTTGCGGACCCGTAGCAGTGACAGTGACCACATTTGCATTAGGAGCGCGTGTGATCGTGACTTGACTATCAGTCTCAGTCACCCTGACGACACTAGAAAGTGTCGGTGTAACTTGTACTTGTGTTTGGCTCATTACACTCCTGTGAATCCAGGATCAACAAAAGCCCTACCTTGCAATAAGTAGTATTTGTCTCCTCCTGGTTCGGTGATCATGATGTCGTACTGACATTCTTCTGTGATAGCCGCCGTTGTGGTGGCTGTCAGTTTGATCTTGAACTTACCAGCAGGTTGATCAGTAAACGACGTTGTAAACGTTGCCACTGTTGCAGTGTTAAGGCGATTGACCAGCTTTCCTGCAACTGAGTAGCCGGACATATTGACACCATTACCTGATGCATCCTTATACTGCAGATCCAGTGAAAAGGTTGCACCTTGATGAATGGTTATGTCGTAATTACCCGGCTCGATCACAGCATTTAATGGCCAGTCTTCATACCAAGTTTAAGACATTTAATCGTTTATAGTAAGGTAAAGCGCTTTGTAGTTTGTGGAACCCGTCATCCCCCTAAGCCTTGTGCTTGGACTATTAGGTGGTGGGCTGTCTGCTGTCCTAACGCTCGGCAAGAAATTCGAAAAAGTGGACGACGAAATTCAGGAACATGTAGCTGTTCTCGATAGACGAATTGACAAAGTAGAGCTTGTTTTGGCAAAGGACTTTGTTTCTAAAACAGATCTCATGGCCATGATGGAGCGCATCGATGATCGCATTGATCGCATGGACAATAAACTTGATCAATTACTTATTGGTTACAATAAAAACGCAAACTAGTCTTATTAGTAATGGGCCTAATTGAATCGCCAATCTTTTGGATTGTGCTTGCTGCTGTATCAGAAATTTTGGCAGCTATTCCTAACGAAAAGCTCAAATCTAATTCCATCTTCCAACTTGCATCCGCTGCTCTGACCGCCCTGCTGAAGGATCAAAAAAAGTAAATTGGCCGCCGGATGGTGAGATCCTATGGAGTTATCACTCGCGTTCTGTCTGGGAAGACATTCGTCGAATGATTCGCGGTCAGAAGTTTCATCGAACACTGCCATCCAAAATCACTCAGGCCGAAAAAGCCTGGTTAGCCAGCCAGCCAAAACCTGCTGCACCAAAGAACAGCTTCATTGAGCATCCTCCAGATGGCTCTGAGGCTCAGAAACTTTTGGGTGGCCCAATGCAAATTAAAACTGAATTTACTGAAGATGACAACCTTTGAACAAGGTAAGCTCATTGATTTTTTTAGGTATTTCGATCCTAATAATGAGAATCACTTAGAAGCGATCATTCGTTTCCAAAAAGATGTTGAAGAGGCAGATCCTGGTTTGGTTACTGATTTTGCTGATTGGGTTAAATTGTTTCGTGCTCCGTTGGAGTATGTCCAACCAGCAGAGAAGATTGATAACAGTTGGGAGGGTATTACAAGTGCCGCTCGCCAAGCTGGAGCCAAGTTCCCTGAGCTTGTTGCCGCGCAATGGGCTCTAGAGAGTGGCTTCGGTAAGTTTCCCTGCGCTCCTAACAACTTCTTTGGCATTAAAGGTGGTGGTAGAAAGCCAGAGGTTTACTGCACCCAGAAAGAGACAAAGGAGTTCATTGATGGACAATGGATTACTACATGTGCTTGGTTTAGGAACTTTCCTAATATTTATGCAGGCGTTGAGTACGTAGTTAATCGCTGGTATAAGGACTTCGATGGTTATAAAGGCGTAAATCGAGCGGAATCCCGTGAGGAAGCAGCACGTCTTTTAGTTGTTGAGGGTTACGCCACTGACCCTATGTACGCAGATAAGCTTATCAAGCTTATGGCCCAGCGTGTTGTCATACAACCTATTTCCAAGGATGTTGACCTAGACGTGCAATACTTTTCTCAGTTGGATTCTGAGACAGATCAAGGACAGAGGATGTGTTTCTCTAGTTCTTGCGCTATGGCCCTGGACTACATCTCACCAGGAATCTTGCATGGACATAAAGACGATATTTATCTAAACCGCGTCAACGAGTTTGGAGATACAACAGATCCCTATGCTCAAATTCAGGCACTAGATTCTTTTGGTGTATCCGCTGTATTCCGGCAAGACCTCGACATTGCGGATGTAGAAGCACAACTCGACGCTGGTTTTCCAGTTCCCATCGGTGTTCTCCATAAGGGACCATCTAATGCCCCTGCCGGTGGTGGTCATTGGATTGTTGTTGTCGGGAAAGGCCCTGGTTATTTCGTTGTCAATGATCCTCTCGGAGAAATGAATCTCGCTTCTGGTGGGTTTATTGAGGACACAGATGGTGATCATCTCAAGTATTCCTATCAAAATCTTCTTCCTCGTTGGACTGTTGAAGGCAGCTCAACTGGTTGGGGAATAATTATTAGCTGACATTAAAATGAAAAACGGTGCTGCATTCTTTTCAGGTCGACCTAAAAGAACTCGTATAGGTAACGGAAGGAGAGTAAGAAGTCTTACTGCTTCAGGTAGAACTAAACGCTCTAGTCGTAGAAAGGTTTATAGAGGTCAAGGCAAACGCTAAGCGTCTTCCTCTTTAAATCTTTTCCACCCTGTAGCTAGAGCGTATATCTCAGGATTGGCCTCTAAGGGTGCCATTTCTGAGAAGCCACGTTTCCATCCGTGGCCTTTCATTACCTCTTCCACTTCTTCTTTGATTTCATTTAGATCTTCTAAGGTTCCTGTAAAACGAAACCTTACGTACTTTACTTTTTCACCCATGTCGTTCTGAATTGTTATTAAAAATTTCCTTGTGTAGCTCAATAGCAGTTTCTATGCTTTGTCGGGCTTTGTTTAAGTCTGCCAGTTGAGCTTCAGGGTTGTCTTTATGTTTATGCGGATATCGCTGGGTATATTTTATCGCGTTAATTAATACGTATTTAAGCAGACCTGAAGCGCCGAACATTGTCTTTGCTACATCATAAGGAGCAACGCCTTTGTTGTAGTGTTCAGGATTGGCTACATCTTGAGTAGGCAAAGAAAAGCCGACCTGTAAGTGGTCGGCACTATCTGGTGCGATTGAGTTCCACATTTGAATGCCACGTTTGACACTCAAATGTACCTAATCATCCCAGTTATTTAGCAGGTACATAGACAATGCCACGGTAGCAAAGTTGCTTTTTGGCGGTTTCAAGTTTCTGCTGCTTGACTGCTTTAGTGCGGATCATTTCGAGCACGTTCATGGATGCCTCCATCAGAGAACTTACCCCCGTTGCCTGGTAAGCGTTTACTGCAGCCTTATGGCTCAACGTGAACTCATTCTAAGCCTTAAATCAATTGTTTGCACTTATACAGTCCAACCTTTAAAGTCACTATTGAGTTCCACCGAGGATAAATCTCAGGATAGAGACACGTTGGAATCCATTGGTACGACTATGGCGGGCAACTGCCTTCTAAGCAGTCGGCCGATGGTTCGAATCCATCAGGGGGCGTTTCAAACCTATTGCGGCGCAGGGGGTCTGGGGCTTTTAGCTTTAGGCTCCTTGCACAGTCGTCAAACAGGGCGAGATTGCATAACCCAT